GGCATTTACTTCCGCAGCGGGGTATGGCAATCTTCCTAACGGTAATTTTTCACCCGTAATTTACAGCAAACAGGTGCAACTTGCTTTCCGCAAGTCTGCTGTTGCTGAAGCAATCACCAACTCCGATTACTTCGGTGAGATTGCTAACATGGGTGATTCCGTGAAGATTATCAAGGAACCCGAAATCTCCGTTCAAGCCTACTCACGTGGTACGCAAATTACCGCACAAGACTTGGACGATGAAGACTTCAGCCTGACGATTGACAAAGCTAACTACTTTGCTTTCAAGGTTGACGACATCGAAGAGGCACACTCACACGTTAACTTCCAGTCACTGGCAAGTGATCGTGCTGCGTATCGCCTTGCTGACCAGTTTGACCAAGATGTTCTTGGCTATCTGTCAGGCTACACTCAGTCTGCACTGCACGGTGCGGCTGATACTGTTAACACAACTGTTAACGGTTCAAAGGCAGTAACAACTGCCGGTTCTGATGAACTCCTGTCTTCAATGAAGCTGGAAGCTGACGACTTTGGTGGTTCAGCAGGCTCATCAATTGGTATTCAGGCACGTGCCGGTGGCGCAACTTCTGCAACTGTTGGTTCAGGTAATGCCAACGCCCTTCAGATTGTTGCTCGTATGGCCCGTAAGCTGGACCAGCAGAATGTTGACACCCAAGGCCGTTGGCTGGTGATCGACCCTGTATTCAAAGAAATCCTGATGGATGAAGATTCACGTCTTCTGAACTCTGATTTTGGTGGTGCAGGTCTGCAGAATGGCCTCATCCTGAATAACCTGCATGGTTTCCGTGTGTATGTGTCTAACAACCTTCCTGTAATTGGAACTGGTCCATCAACAACTGGTGGTACTAACGCTTCTAACTATGGCATCATGGTTGGTGGTCACGATTCTGCTGTTGCAACTGCAGAGCAGATTAACAAGACTGAAACCTACCGCGATCCAGACAGCTTTGCTGACATTGTTCGTGGTATGCATCTGTATGGCCGCAAGATTCTCCGTCCAGAGGCTCTTGTGAACGCCAAGTACAACTTGGTATAAGGGGGGTTTAGATCATGGCGACTCTTTCACAAACCGTATCTAAAGGCGTTCGTGTTTACGAAGCCGAAGTTACCCTTCCTACTTCTTCAGGCACAGTAACTGCTGTTAGCATTCCAGCTAACTGCATGGTTCTGGCTGCTGGCGCAGTAATTACCGAAGCTTGTGCTGGTTCAACTGCTCACACTGCTGACCTGTCAATCGGGTCTGCAGACATTGTGACTGCAATTGACCTGCAGAGTGGTTCTGTTGGTGACATCATCACAGAAGCTGCTGTACCACAGGGTACAACTGCTGCTGACACCATTGACGTTGTTTCAACTGTCACTGGTACAGGTACTGCTGGTAAGGCTCGTATCTACGCACTTGTTGTAGATATGACTGCACCACGCACTGCTGATGAAGTAGACCGCGACACACTCGCCTAACTAGCGTATTGGGGCAGGGCTAATACCTTGCCCCTTTACATCTTGTGATAATATTGGAGAAAACAAATGGCAATCACAACTGCAATGTGCAACAGTTTTAAGCAAGAACTGCTAGGCGGTCTTCACGACTTGGATACAGATTCACTTAAACTGGCACTGATTAAAGCATCACCAACTGGTACATACGGTGCTGCAACAACTAATTATTCTGACGTTACAGGTAACTCTGATGAAGCATCGGGGACAGGATACACTGCTGGTGGTCAGGTACTTGACGGCGCAAGTATTTCGCTTGACGGTTCTACTGCTATCGTTGACTTTACGGATGAAGTTTTCAACAACGTAACTGTTTCTGCTGACGGTTGTATCATTTACAACACCGCAAACTCTAACTCTGCTATTGCAGTTATTGACTTTGGTGGTACTGTATCTGCTACTGCTGGTGACTTGACTATTGAATTTCCTACTGCCGATGCAAGTAACGCTGTAATTCGTATCGCTTAAAGAGTAAGAAGCCGTGTCTGTTACCTTAAACCAAGCCACTTATGGTACTGGCGTTTATGGTACTGCAGAGTACGGCAATTACTATGTAACAATCAATACGGGCGTTAGCGCAACAGGTTCAATACAAGCACCTTCCGCTGGCGGTTTTGAAATTGATATTACAGAACGGATTACTACAGGTGTTAGTGCTACTGGTGCAATTGGTTCACCTGAAATTCAAACAACTGATCTTGTAACAGGTGTTCAAGCAACAGTATCAGTAGGTACTGTATCCGTTAATATCCAAGAAGATATTACGGGTGTACTTGGTTCTACTAACACTCCTTCTGTCCAGATTAACATAACAGAAAAAATATCAGGTGTTAGTGCTACAGGAAATGCTAATACTGTAAGTACTACTGTAGGTATTAGAAAATCTGTAGTAGGTGTTAGCGGTACAGGTTTTGTAGGTAGCGTTCAACTAAACATTACTGAAAAACTAACAGGTGTATCTTCTG